TTCAAGCCGCATTCGAGCGGGGCTCGAAGGCGGCTCGAAGGCAAATATGCGGGCAAGCTGCAGGCGCTGTGGATCGCCGCCTGGAACCTCGGCGTCGTCGACCACCGCGACGACGCGGCGCTGATCGCTTTCGTCAAGCGCCAGGCCGGCATCGACCACGTGCGTTTCCTGCACGATCCGGTGGACGCCCGCGCCGCGATCGAGGGGCTCAAGCGCTGGCTCGCGCGCGAGGCCGGCGTCGACTGGACGACGGGGCGCCATCTGCCGGACTGGACGCAGGTGCCCGGCTACCGGATCGCCGCGGCGCAGCTCGAGATCCTGCGCGGGCTCGACCCGGCCTACCGGGTCTACGGCTCGCTCGCCACGGCGATTGCCGTCCGGGTCGACCGGCGGCTCGCGCCGCCGAAGATGACGGACAGAGACTGGATCGCGGTCATGAATACTTTCGGCGGGGCGATCAGGGCGGCAAGGAAATGACGCGCCTAGTCGATCAGACCGTGCGCCCTGGCGGCGCGCTCGACCTGGACGCACAGCGCCGCCTTGGTCGCGTCGGTCATCCTGTCCAGAGCGAGGTTGTCGAGGTACACATGGTGATTGAGATCCCGCGCGAAGTCGAGATCATCGGCCGCGACGTTGGCTTCGATCATCGCCTGCAGCGCTTCGGGCTTGTATGTCAGGCCGCATGTCCGGTCGGCCGCAACGACCCAGGCCAGCCCCTCCGTGAAATCGGACGCCTGGGCGGAGAGAGCCGAGGCCGACAGGACGAGGCCGGCAATCACGATGGTACGCATGGCGAAAAACTCCTCAACACCGCCGCAACCGTAGCGCGCCGATCGCCCTCCCACAAGGAGGCCGCGCGGCGATGAAGCCCGAGCGCAACGAGGATTTTTCGGAAGAGCTTCTGGCTCTCCTCGGCGAGGAGGCCTTCGTGGCGCTCGTCGAGCGCCATGGCGGCGAGAAGATCTTCGTGCCCTCGGTGCGCGACAGCGCGGAGCTCGTCGCCACGCTCGGCGCCGAGGCCGCGGCCAAGCTGCAGCGCGTGCACGGCGGCAACAAGGTCAACATTCCCCTTGCCCGCGCGCTCCGGGCAAGGAAGTATCGCGGCGACGGCATGAGCGACCGCGAGATCGCCCGGGCGCTCGGCATGACGGTCAGCGGCGTCGAGCGCCTCTTCCGGCGGATGCCGGACCGCCCGGCGCGGCGGGGCAAGCGGAAGCCCGATCCGCGGCAAATGCGCCTCTTCGAATAGGACGGCCCACCGCGGTGGGCGTGATCGCGCGCGGCGGCGCGCGGCATGGTGGCGCTCCGGCCGGCGCTCACGCCGGCCCCAGCCGGAGCCGCCGATGTCGTCCTACGATCCCCGCCTCATCACCTTCACCGGGCAGCACGAGGGCATGGTCCGCAAGGCCTATCGCTGCCCGGCCGGCGTCGTCACGATCGGCTACGGCTTTACTTGGGGCTCACAGATCTTCCGCGAATGGTGGCTCGGCCAGCACGGCCGCGCGCTGAAGCTCGGCGACGTCATTTCCGACGCGGACGCCGCCCGCCTGCTCAAGATCGTTATCGACCACGAATACGCGCCGCCGGTGCTCAAGGGCGCGCCGAGGGCGACCCCGCACGCCAAGGCCGCGGCGATCGACATGGTCTACAATTGCGGCCCCGGCGCCCTGAAGTGGAAATGGTTCGCGCGCCTCGTCGAGGGCGCGGTCCCGGCCGCGGCCAAGCTCCTGTCGACGACGGCGACGACGGCCAAGGGCCGGCGCCTGCCCGGCCTCGTGCGGCGCCGGCGGGAGGCAGCCGCCATCATGGAGCACAATCGCTGGCCGGCCTGGGCGGTGGCCCCGAAGTCCGACAACGTGCAGTCGATCAAGGAAGCGATGCCGGCGTGGCGCCTCGGCGACGACGACTACGTCCAGGGCCTCGCCTGGCTCGTCGAGCTCGGCTTCCTGGCCGAGGCCGGCCGTGGCGATCCCGCCCAGGTCAAGGCCGCCGTCCACGCATTTCAGGCGGCGCACCCGCAGCTCACGGCCGACGGCATCCTCGGCCGCGCCACCCTCGACCAGCTCCAGCGCGTGATCGACCTGAATGCCAAGGGTCTCAAGGCGATCGGCGCGGGCAGCCTCGGCACGGCCGGCGGCGCGACGGACGTCGTGGTCGAGACGTCCGGCTACGGCGAGTGGCTGATCTACGGCAGCCTCGCATTTTTGGCCATTGCCGGGCTCTGGCTAGCCTGGCGCTACCGCGACGAGATCGGCATCGCGCTGCTCGGCGCGCAGCGGAGCCGCGCATGATCTCCACCATCGCATTCGTCGTCGCCTTCGTCGTCGGGATCGTCGTCTCCCTCATCATCATCGGAGCATGGCTGCCATGAGCACCACCCTCGGACTACTCGTCGGCAAGATCGCTCTCGACATCGGCGCGCCGCTCGTCTCCAGGATCATCGCCGGCAAATTCGGCCCGGCCGGCGGCGAGCTCGCGAAGACCGTGATCGAGACGGTCGCCGAAAAGGCCGGCGTCACGCCGGACGCGCTGCCCGACATCGACCGACCGACGCTCGAGGCGGCCGTCGCCGCGACGGAGGAGCAGGCGCCGGAGCTGCTCTCTTTATATATGGCGGGCGTCGACGGGCAGTTCGCGCTGCTCCAGGCCGAAACCAGGGAGGGTTTTTGGCAGTCGTTCTGGCGCTACGGCTGGATGTACTTGCTGGCGATCTTCTGGGTCTGGCGGATCATCATCGGCCCGATCGTCAACCAGCGGCTCGAGAGTGGCGGCGGCATGCCGGTCGAGCTCGTGGAGCTCGGCGTGCTGATGACGCTGACGTCGTGGTTTATGGCGCTGTACATGGGCGGCCATACGATAAAGGATTTCGGCCGCAATGTCCTCGACGCGGTGCTGAAGCGCGGAGGCGAGAAGTAGCCCATGGACCTCGCCATCCTGACGCCGTGGATCGCCGCGGCGCTGTCGATCATCGCGCTTCTCGGCCACGCCAAGACGTATTTCGGGTCTGAGGGCAAGGCCGCCGCCCAGGAATTGCGGGACCTTAAGGACACGGTCGAAGACCAGGGCCGGCGCCTGCAAAACGTCGAGAGCGACATCCGCCACCTGCCCGACATCGACGCGCAGCACCGTGTCGAGATCGCCCTCACCGAGATCAACGGCCGCTTCGCGGCGATCGAGGAGAAACTGAAACCAATTGCCGCCACCAGCGAGCGGCTGCACTCATTGCTGATGGAGCAGGCGCGCAAATGACGCTCGGCATCGACTACGCCCGCAAGCTGCGCGAGGACGGCCGGCTGATCGTCCTCAAGGCGCTGGCCGAGCAGATCAACGACACGCTCGCGTCCAATGTGCTGCAGGACGCCGTGCTCCCGGTCTTCGGCATCCGGCAGGACAGGGCATGGGTGCACCTCCAGCTCGACTATCTCGCCAATCTCGGCGCCGTCGCCATCGTCGAGGCCGGCACGGTCAAGGTCGCGACGCTTACGGCCGTCGGCCAGAAGCACCTCGACCGTCTCATTGCGCTGGAGGGCGTGACCCGCCCGTCGATGATCGGCGGGGAATGACATGGCCGCCGAGCGCCGGGTCCTCTCCTCCCTCGACCTCCTGCCGGAGGAGTGCCAGGACGATGTCGTCTGGGCGCTGTCGCAGCTCAACGAGCGCCAGCGCACCCAAACGGACATCCTTTTCGAGCTCAACGACCGGCTCGCGGTCAAGGGCGCCGGGCCGATCTCCCGGTCGGCCTTTTCCCGCAAGCGCGTCCGCCTGGCGCGGCGCAGCGCGCAGCTCGCAGAGCGACGGCACATCTATGCCGGCATCGCCGAGAAGCTGACGCCCGACGAGGTGGGCAAGGCGGACCTGGTCCTCGGCGAATTTCTCAAGACCCTGATCGACGAGCTCCTCGACGGCGACGGGCTGACCTCGAAGAACGCGATGGAGCTGGCTCGGGCCTACAAGGAGACGGTCATGGGGCAGCGCCATTCGGCCGAGCTCGAGGAAAAGGCCGCCGCGCGCGCCGACGCCCGCCTGAAGAAGGCGGTGGGCGAGGTCGCCGAAGCGGTGCGCAAGGCGGGCGTCAGCAAGGAGACGATGGAGGAGATCAACCGCCGCCTCGGAGCGATCTGATGGGGCGCGCGAAGATCATCCCCGCCAACCGCGATGCGGTTTTCCTGCCTTACCAGGCGCGGTGGATCGCCGACCACTCCCGCCTGAAGCTCATGGAGAAAGGCCGCCAGATCGGCCTCTCCTGGTCCACGGCCTACGCCACCGTGTCGCGCACGGCCATGATCGGCGCCCGCGTCGACCAATGGGTCTCGTCGCGCGACGAGATACAGGCGCGGCTTTTCTTGGAGGACTGCAAATTGTGGGCCGGCATCGCCGACCTTGCCGCGCAGGATCTCGGCGAGCAGGTCCTCGACGCCGAGAAGAAGCACAGCGCCTACGTGCTGCGCTTTGCGAATGACCGGCGCATCCACTCCATGTCCTCCAATCCGGACGCGCAGGCGGGCAAGCGCGGCGGCCGCGTCCTCGACGAATTCGCCCTCCATCCCGACCCGCGAAAGCTCTGGTCGATCGCCTATCCGGGCATCACCTGGGGCGGGTCGATGGAGGTGATCTCGACGCACCGCGGCTCCCACAATTTTTTCAACCAGCTCGTCCGCGAGGCGCGCGAGAGCGGCAATCCGAAGCGGATCAGCCTGCACCGGGTGACGCTTCAGGACGCCCTCGATGACGGATTTCTGTGGAAGCTGCAGCAATCGCTCCCGGCCGACGACGAGCGCCAGGACATGGACGAGGCGGATTATTTCGCCTGGGTCAAGGCCGGGGCGGCCGACGAGGAGAGCTTTCTGCAGGAGTATATGTGCCTGCCGGCCGACGACGACGCGGCATTTCTCGAGTACGACCTGATCGGCGCGGCCGAATATCCCGAAGCAGCTCCGTGGCGATCGATCGAGAGCGGCGAGCTCTATGTCGGCGTCGACATCGGCCGCAAGCAGGACCTGACCGTCATCTGGGTGCTCGAGCGGCTCGGCGACGTGCTCTACACCCGACATGTCGAGGCACTCCGCAAGCTGCGCAAGAGCGACCAGGAGGCCGTCATCTGGCCGTGGATCGGCCGGGCGTCGCGCACCTGCATCGACGCGACCGGTCTCGGCATCGGCTGGGTCGACGACGCGCAGGACAAATACGGCGAGCACCTGGTCGAGGGCGTCAATTTCTCGGCTGCCGTCAAGGAGGCGCTGGCCTATCCCGTGCGCTCGAAGATGGAGGATCGTCGGCTGCGCATCCCGCACTCGCCGGCGATCCGCGCGGATCTGCGCTCGGTGACCAAGCAGGTGACGGCGGCGGGCAACATCCGCTTCACGGCCGAGCGGACGCCTGACGGGCACGCGGACCATTTCTGGGCGCTGGCGCTCGCCATCCACGCGGCCGGCGACGGCGCGCCCAGCTACGGCTACCGCCCCGCGCAACAGCCCGAGCGGCGCCTCGGCGATGCCGCCGGCGACCATGATCGCGGCGAGCGCTCGCTCGAGCCGCAGCTTAGAGGAGGCCTCTGGTGAGCATCATCAGGACCATGATGGCGGCGGCCGGGCGGCGCCTGATCAGCGCGGCC